GAACCGGCAGTGGTTCTTGATGCGTTTACACCACATGCTACTACTTTACTAAAATAAGCGGATAAATCAATATCCCCACCTTGATTAGGTGAACCTCCACTATTTGTGAATGTTCCTGTCACCATTAATAAATTCCCAATTGTATGCGGTCTTGTATCTACTGTTGTTTCAAATGTCATTATTCATCACTTCCTGTATCGGTGGTATCTTCTGTTTCATTTAAAACTTCCTCAACTTCTTCAACTTCCTCAACTTCTACAGGTGGATTCAAATGTGATTCCACTAAAGCCAAAGCCGCCGTTTTAGTTAGATAACCTGCGCCTGTTTTAACATCGTTGTCCTTAAGCCATTTTAGAATATCTTTTCTTGACCATGCTACATCCGGTATACCGTCATCTTTCAAATCAATAGTTTCTCCTTCATCGCCTTCGATAAGGAAGTTTTTACTATCTAAAGTATGTCTGTATTTATTAAGCCATTCTTGAGATACTTCTTCTGCTTTACCTCTAATCCAAACTCCTTTAGAGTCTGTTCTACGGGATTCGTAAAAAACCCCTTTATAGGTTACTGTAGGCAATTAGCCCACCTCAGTTATACATTACCATCAAGTCAGCAATAACATCGCTTGCACCGCCAACCACATGCAATGTGATTGTTGTTCCACTTCTTGAAATGTCAAGAGCCATGTTGTTGCTTGCATGTGCATCATTTACAGGTGTTGCATCATTTTCTTGAATGAAAGCCGCAAGAATGCTAGTGATTCCTCCACCAAGCACTACTGTTTCATTATCAGCAATTCCTGTTAGTGAAAGTAAAGCCATCTTTGGTGCAGGGTCGTAGCCATTTGCACCATCACTGTTGGAAGCATTAAATGTTCCCGGTCCACCGCCCGGATAAGATACATCTGCCGCACCATCAAGCCACTCGGTAGTATCGTGTGACCCTGCTCTTAGTTCCCATGCACCAACGATAGTTGCTGTTGCTGTTCCGCTTACTGTTAATTCTTTTGCCATATTTAATCATCTCCTAATATTTTTTCTCCATTAACCTCATTGTAGGTCACGAATAGAACCATGTCCTCCAAAGAAAGTTGTCCAAACTTCTCCCATTGAACGGTACATACCCTCTTGTCCTAGACGGTTAATAGCGAATGGGTCACCGGTTTCGATACCGGATTCAAAGTATTGAGTTGGTATAGCAGTTGAGAAGTATAAGTAATCAGTATCTAAGAAGTACATACGGGAAATACCGTCTTTTACTACATCCTTAGATGGAATGATTGGAACACCGTTATATGTTGCTACGATGAAACCGGCTTCAACACCCGGTACACCCTTAACACCGTTGTAGGTTGGTGTAACTCTCTTCTCTTCCATAAACCTTTGTTGGCTTTGTAATAGTTGTTGTAGTCTCATTAGAGTATCATATCCTGTTAGGATAACCTTTGGATTACCACCACGAACCCATATTTGTTGGAATAGTGAGTCCAAATGGTCTAATGAAAGAGTCCTTCTGTTAGCCGCATCTTGGTCGCTACCACAGTTTACTTCTGCGTTTGACCATGAGTTTGCATTTCTGCTGATGCTGTAGATGTCAAGGTCAGTTGCACCACAATGGTCTGCCCCTGCCGCACCTGTTTCCATAGAAGTTAGTCCACCGCTTGAGCCACCATCGTTACCAGTAATTCTGTCTAGTGATTCAAAGTCGTTACCTGCTACTGTGTCACAGTCTGTTGTTAGCATTTTGTTAATGTGTTCTGCGTGATGCTTACCCATTTCTTCCTTTAGTACTGAACGAATGTCACCAAGTCCATCATCTTTGTCAGCCAAGAACATAGCAGTTTCACTCATGTCGAATGTGTGAACAACTGTCTTTGGTTTTGCGGCTATGTGTTGGAAGGTAGGTTTGGTTGTGTCCGGTAGAGTAGCGTTTTCTGCTACACCGCCACCAACTGTGAATGACGGTCTTTCAGTAATAACTCTCCAACCACTTCTTTCCCAAGGTCTCTTAGGTAGAATTGAGAATGCGTTAAACTCTTGGTTCAACTGTGACCAAACTTTTCTACCGTAAATTGCTTGGTATGTACCTGCGGTAGTACTTAGCATTGGTGCGTCAGCCTTTAACAATTCACTACCGGAGTAGGAATAGCCCATAGCATTCCCTGCACCGTAAAAGTATCTTTCCATATCTGTTATATTTCGTATGTAATCTCTTGCCATATTTTTCATCTCCTAATTTTATAATTTATTATCCTCAAGCACCCCTATAAACACTATTTGCTAGTGTGTGTACCTCATCCCAAGACATGTTATTTAGGTCTTGAGTAGATGGGATTGTAACATTTGTTGATAGGTCAGCCTTAGCGATTGTTGTTCCTTCTGTAGTTAGGTTGTCAATTCTTTCGGAAAGGTTTTCAATAGCCTTCATAACTTCACTAATTGGTTCACGAGCATCAAATTCTGCTTTTTCTGCTTCGGATTTAGCAACTGCTTGTTCGTTAGCAAATCTTGAAGCAAAGTGTCCTTCAAGGTCGCCTCGGAATTGTTGTTCCAATGCCGCCGCTTTGTAAACTTCGTAAGCCGCTTCAATATCGGATGTTGAAACATTTGTTGGGTGAATGTAGGATTTTGCAAGTTCAGCCGCACCCATAGCACCTGCCGGTTGTTTTCCGCCACTTTGACTTACTGCATTGATAGCACCAGTTGATGGGCTACCGGAAACTTGTCCTCGGCCTCTAACTTGACCGCCGAAGTAATCTGCACCATCTACTGTATCCGGGTTATCGAATCCACCAAGTTGTGCTTTTTCAAGTGCATCAAAATGCGCTCTTGCATCATCGGTATTTACACCTGCTGACTTTAGAGTATCTTCCATCCAATTTAGATATTCGGCACTGATAACATCACTATATTCATCACCTTTCATGTAATTCATTTTGTCATCTTTATCTTCTTTCTTATCCTTCATTTCTTTCTTTTCTTCTTCGGCCTTCATCTTATCATCCTTCATTTCTTCTTTCTTGTCGTCGGAATCATCTTTCTTACCCTTGATATGCTCTCGAAGTTGAGGTGGAATTTCACCTTTCTCCATAGCGTCAAGTCTTGCTTCTAGCCTGTTCATTACTGCGTTTAGGTCACTGTCTATATCTGTCATTTTACTCACATCTTCTTTTAAAATTCTAAATTGTGCTTCCGGGTTAATCCCTTTTTCACAAATTGTTATTTCATGGAGTTCCATTTTACTTATTTCTTGGTATTCCCCATGTTCTCCATCAGCCTTCCTAACACGCTTGAAAGCCTGTCCACCAATGGAAAATCCTTGCAAATTACCTTTGCGTATTTCTGCGGCTACTTCACGAGCCTTTTCTATATCACTTCGTAGTTTACAAACTACAAACATTCCTGTGTCGTCTACTTCGGACTTCCACATTCTACCATTGGAGTCTACATAGTTGTCTATAACTTCTCCAACTTGTATATTAGAGTGAGCCAACTGAACATTTCGGTATCGGTCACTCTTCATAAAACCATTAAATGCATCTTTTAATGCACCACGAGTAATTAAATCTCCTTGCTTATCAACAAGTTCTACAGATGCATAACCCGCAACGACTAAATCACTACCACTCTTTAGGACTTTCAATCCTGTAGATGGTCGCTGGATAGTTAGCATTAATTGAGAGAACCTACTGTCATCCTATTTATACTAAACTGATACTTTATGTCTAAAAGAATTTAACCTGCTTTATTAAAATCACTCAACTGCGAAGTATTTTCATTGATTTCTATGTGTTTTATTGGTTTTTCCTCTTTTTTATTTTTCTTAGGCTCAATCTCTTTTTCATCACTTCGCTTTCTACCATCGTAATCCGGCATAGTTTCTTCGTTGGCTAAACGAGTTGGACCACTTGGGGATTCTATAGGTGTCGCCATATCTATACCCAATCCTTTTGGTCCTGTCCATGTAGTACGCTCTTTATGTAATTTATCTAAAGCACGAGATATTATTTCTAATGCTTTCTTAGTAGTTGGTTTGAGTAACCGGTTATCATCATCTGCATCTAATATACCTGCTGATTGTTTTTCTTGCCTTTTACGGTTTGGTGGCTTTTCATCTAACACATCTCTTTTTACTAAATGACCATTAAACATAAGTGGTGCTACAGCACTCCAATAAGGAAGTATACTTTCTGCTAATGTAATAGGGTAATTCGATTTAACCATACCACTTAATGAAGTGGAAGGGTTTTCCAAATACCATAAATTACCATACTCTATAACATCATATTCTACAGTATCTACATCTTTTAATATAACTTTTAATTTATTATTATCATACTCTATATCATGTGGAACTAAAATTGGATTTAAAGATTTAGTGAGTATATCTAACGATTCAGCACTAGCCGCACCTTCACCATCACCTTTGCCGGTTATTTGTTTCATTTGTACATTAAAAATATCTCTTCCACCACGAGTTTTCTTAGTAACTCCTGTAATAGATACTCTAACCACATCCCCTACTTTGTATAAGTCTGTTTGATTATGTATAGTTCCTATATCCATATATTCTTGTCCATTTATTTCTACTGCTCTATTACCTAATTTTGAGCCGTCTAATATTGGACCTGCACCTAGTCTATATGTATGTGAATTTTTACCTTTGACATCTAATACTATGAAATTATAATCTTTAGTATTCCTAAGAAGCATCCATTTAGGATGTCGCCTTTCACCTTTCATGTATGTAGATTTACCATCTCTTAAAAGAATTATTTCATGTTCTTTTTGTAAATTAGAAACTGTTTCTTCTAAACCTTCTTCGTCAGTCATTTTAGTATCATGTGGACCGGGAATAATTATATTTTCATGACTATCAAATTGACTTCTTAGTAGTTTCATTCTTTCAAACATAGTCATATCGCTTACATTGTTAGCGTCATAATTTAGAATGTCTATTATGTTTAATTCATCCTCACCCAAAATACCGTCTATAACATAATCTCTTTTATTTAACTTTGAAAGATTTTCTTTGAATACTTTTTTCAATCCTACTTTTTTACCATCTTCATCGTATGTAGTAATAGTTTCATCTTCGTTTACAATAATTACTCTCTTACCATCATACCATTTACTAACTACCCACGAGCCACTAAACCCTCTTAGATGGTGTAAATCGTTTATTTCAAAAATACGATGCATTGGTCTAATAGGAGGTGACCATTTTACATCATCGTTTTTCATTAGTAATATATCGGGATTAAGTAATGATGTGATATATGTAGAAACTTCACTCATAGCAATCGTTGAAGGGTCATCCGATGGAGATAAGTATGTATCCATATTTACTCCTTGATGCGCTGAAAGGGTAGTTTGAGGTGGTGGTAAATTCGGTAATATCTGTTGTACGGTTTCTTCTCCAAACAATGTGTTCAACGCTTCTTCACTTACTCTTGGATAAAAGCCCGGTTGAGCATATTCCCCAACTATTGGTTCACCTTCTATGTTAGTTTCAATACCAAATGAAGGTTCTGCTACAAACCCTTCATGAATATCTCCTACACCAAATATATTGTAGATAGATGCATTAGTGGGGTTCACTCTACCTATCTTAGAATGAGTACCTAAACCGGCTCTAGCAACTGTTTCAGTTGTAGGTGCTTCAAATGCACTTTCTAATATACCACCTCTTTCATCCATTAACTTTCTTTCATCTAACACAATTAAAGAGTCTAAATTATTTCTAGTAGTAGCGGTGACTTTCTTAACCCCTTTACCCATATCTTTTGCACTGTGAGCATCAAAGTCTCTAGCGTGGAAAAATTCTAATCCGCTATTTTGCATTGATTGTCCGAAATGTTTTGTGTTAAGAATATGGTTTAATGATTGAGATAAACCATGTATAGGGTTTGCTTTCCAATTTTCATTTTCTTTTCTTGCTCTCCTTTGTGCAATAGTTATTGCGTTATGAATATTTGAATTATGTAAATCATGATGGAACTTATCGTTACTGTTTAACTCATCATATTCAGTACCCATAATATCATCGTTAGGAGTATGTAAATGAGATATATCTGCATTTCCTATTTTCGATAATGCGCCACTTGTAAGCACATTACCTACGGTTGATGCAAATAATGGTTGTTGTCTCAAAGAAGATTCGTTAATAATATTAGCAACATGTTCTTTCATGGCGGGAGTTTTTTCTAAGTTTAACATATTAATTACTTCATCAACCGACATGTTACCATCTATTTCTGCACCATTCTCTAGTAAATGATTAGCAATAGCACCATGTTCATTAATTTCTTTTGGCTTTTGACTGACCACATTATAATCTATTCCGTAAGTTACAGGAGATAAATCGTGATTGTCAGTTGCTAAAATATGTCTTTGTGTGTCAGCCAATAATTTTTGTACATTATGTATAAACTGTACAGGGTTGTTAGGGTCAAAAGCATCGGGTTGTTGTTCAAGAACTAACGGCATTACGACATTTTTAGCATAATCAACAACTGTATCATGATGAGACCGTAGCATATCTAAATACTGTTTAGCATTAATTTTCCAATGCGATGTCGGTTTATCTTTTTGTTTTGCAGATAATTGAACTTGATTTAATTGAGTTACAGCATCTTGTAAATCTTCTCTTAAACCCACCACTTGCTCTTGTGACAAATCGGGATTCATCATCATTTGATTTATTGAATCAATAGTTTCTCTAATTCTATTCTCTTTTTCAGTAGAAACATTGTCACCACCAAATCTTAGAATAGACTGAATAGCATCAGTAGATGTTGTTTTAGGTTGGTATTTCTTTTTAGAACCTTCTAATTTTCTTTGATGAAGTTTAGATGTTACACTTTGTAACTTAGACCTAGCCTCATCTAAATTAACTTTATCATTAACAGCAAAATCATGGTTATCCATATAATAGTCATGTAGAATTTTATAATTTTCATCGTTTTTATCAACAGACAAATTTTCTATAAAATTGTTGATTTTTCTACTATCTGTTGTATTGAGTATTTTACTAACTGAATTTACTAATCTAACTATTGGGTAATCACCTGTTTCTATAGTATCTTTGACATTACTATAAGTAGTGGGTTTAGAATCCCATCCCACATAATCTTTGAATTCTTGAAGGCCGAGACCTGCTGATAATGTTAAGTCACCTGTTAAAAAATCTTTAAGTTGCGCTATGGCTTTTTTTGGTGGAGTAAAAGGATGGCCGACTCTATTCAAAAATGTATTATGTAATTGTGCTTTAATGGCTCTTTCGTGTAATCTACTATCACTAGGATGTGTACCATACATAGATGTAGATTTAGGCATAATAGTAGGATTAGTTGAAGTGTGTGGTTCTAAATGTTGATTATGTGAACCTAGTTGTTGTTTAAAAGCAGGGTTTGCTGTTCTTATTGCATATTCGTACATCGGGTTTATTGCCGATTTATGCTCGGTATAGTTATTTTTTTCAGTTCGATTAGAAGATTTACCTGTACCAAAAGGAGAAAATATATTTTGCAAAGGCATTTTTTCGGGAGTATAATCAAATTTATACTTATTAGCATCAAAAGCCCCTATAGGTGGCGCAAACAGTGGACCGAAATGCATTCCTAAAATAGTGTTATCTTGATTTGGCATCCAAAATTGATAATTATTTGGGTCTGTTTGAAACATGATAGAGTTATCTTTGTCATGTGACATAGAGTGTAAAAATTCAATCCATGTAGAAGGTGATACATTCATACCCGGTATATTAGCATACAAAGAAGAATAAAATTTACCCGGACCGTATGTATATCCATCGGGGTGATTTTCCCAAAATTCTTGTTTTTCTTCATCGGGATGAGGACCATGTGGTGATTTTAAAAACGCTAAATCATTCACCATTTCTTTTGCTAACTGTTGAACTGTTCCGTTGCGTCGTGCATGGTCTTGTACTTTTTCTAGCGTTGGTAAATCAATTATTGGTCCATCCATTTTACCATGTATAGGGTGGTCATCAATTAACTGTTTAGTATTAGGGTCAAATCCCGCTAAGAAAAGTAAATCTTCCATAGAAAGTCTTTTGTGTTTTGATGCTCTTTGTAAGTCTTGGTAAGTATAACTATCTTTGGGTTTTCTTTTGTGAGTTTCAAGTGATGGTAAAACTTGTAATAGTTCTTTTCCATCAACAGCATATTTTTCATTAATCTCACTCAATATATAATCAGCGATAGGATAGTCTAACATATCGTTTTGATTATGAACTGATTCACCTAAAGCACTGCGAATAAATCTATTTTCACCTTGTGAGTAATCATCTTCATTAGACTGATTTCGATAATGAGCATTACGGCCAAAATTTTGATTTGACCTAAGCATAAAATTCATTTCGGGTGTTCTTCTAAGTAAATTATTTACTGCTATTCTAGCAGTAGGTATTTTTTCTCCATTAGGTAATGTGAGTGTTGATTTATTATCTATACCTTCGTGTAACTGTTCCTCAACAGAATCTCTTTCTTCCGGTGTAAACCATTCAAGTCCGTACATAAAACCATCTAAACCTAGTTCTCCTTCTTTACTTGTCCACTCCTTTACTTTATCATCAAAGTGACTATGACGCAGTTCACTTTCCAACTCCTTGCCCTTCAAACCTCTACTTTGGAGTTCTGTTTCTAAATCTGCATTTTGCTTTTTCCATCTTCTATAATCTCTTTCGTACAGATGATGTTGATGCTGTGCTACAGTTCCCGGTGCGTTAATATCTCCAAGAATTGGTATAGTTTTAGAACCCGCTTTTATGCCGGTAACTAAAGGACTATTTTTTTCTGTCATAGTCTTATACCACTTTTTCTCCATCTCCATTTCTTGTGTACTTGCACCACCTAACGCAAATGACCTAAGTACTTCAAACATATTTGGTAAACCTGTAGCGTGGTTTATCTGCCTTAATGGGTGATTCATTTCATGATAAGGAAAATGAGTATCTGTGTAAGATGACTTTACATCTGCTCTATAAGTAGGAAATATTGAGTGACCTCTACCTTCTCTACGAATTAAACCATTAGCCCAAACATGATTTGTTGGCTCACCAAAAGTAGGCATACTAGCCAATAGATAACCTACTCCTTCTTTTTTATCGAATTTAATTATTGTTTCAGCAGTATCTTTAAGATTTAAAGAAAATAAATCGTTAGGGGATTTTTCTAAAGATTCCCATGCCATAATGTATTCTGCGGCACTTCGAGATAAATCTAAACCATCGTAAAGAGATATTACAAACTCATTTTTACGAATGTTAAAATCATCTATCATTATTTTCACCGCCTATGATAGCGGTTCAAACAAAGGACATGCGTGTATATCCATACCTTGATGTAAATTACAACCCGCAGTATTTGTGCCACCACACTTTCTACAAATAATTGATAAACCTGCTTCTCCCGCTTCCCTAAGATTAGAGTTGATATTTGCTTTTTTAACCGCTACTGGTTTCACAAAAATCACCTTAATCAAACTTTTCTTCTCTAACTACTCCTGTATCGGAGTGCGGGTTTTGTCTTGATGATAGGCTTTCCATGTTTATTTTAGAATCTGCTTTCTTTCTTTTTGGTTTAGCATCTTCGACTTCTATAGTTTTACCATTAGTGGTAAAATAACCACTCTTAGTTTGACCGCCCGATTCTGCTACAAAATGAGGATTGATGTCAGTAATTTTTTCCGGTTTAAATCCCGGTTGTGCCTTTGCCATTTTGTGACTCGGTACACAACCTGCTTTACACATACCCGCTTTGTCTAACTTACCATCTTTACAAGAAGGACAATCTTTTTCTGCTTTTTGAGCCATACCCATACCTGTATCATCACCTGTACCCGGAAGAGGCATCTCACCGGGTTCACGGAAACCCTCACGAGGTTTTCTCATGCTTTCCATTTTACCTCTTTTTGATGTTCGAGGTGTGCCTGCTGACAATGGTAGAGTCATTTCTTTCTCTATTCTATCTATTCTGTCATTCATCAATTTTGCTTTTTCTAGCATAATTGTAGTTTCATAACTCATTTTTTCAAATCTTGGCTTCATTGTATCACATCTGTATTTTTTGCTTGGCTTGCTAACTCATGAATTTCTTCCCAATCCATGTTGTGAAATTCTTCATTAGTTTGTGGGATGGTGGTATTTTGACCTTTTAAAATTGAATTATTGTTTAAATCATTTCTAAAAGGGTCATCTTGTAAATCTTCGGTAAATGGAGTGGTACTTTTTACCATACCCATTTTTCTCAATAATTTTTGAGGATTGTTAATGATGTTTTTAAGACGCTGATTTTCTTGTTTTAAAATTTCTATATTAGAATCCATAGCCTCCATCTTAGTGATTAAAGCATTCACTAAAAGTTCGGACTTATCTTCTGTCATATTATGACCTCAATTTGAGTAACGACCAAATGTTCCCGAACTACGAGTAAAATTGGATTTTCTTATTCCAGTAGTAATTGAACCGGGTAGTCTTTGTCCTTGTATAGAACCTGCTCTACCTCTTCCTTCGGTAAATTTCAATACAGGAACTCCACCCGCATAAATATCATTTATTCCTTTAGCGGACTCGGACTTTGCGATTACTGTATTTAGGTCATCTGCGAGAAAGTCTGCTAATTTTTGTACTTCTGTTAGATGTTGTTTTGCAACCTCCGCATCATCACTTTCAAGGGCTGTTAAAAATCCCTTTTGGGCTTGTTCAAGTTTTCTTGCCATTGGGTGCATTTTGATTAATTCCATCTTCATCCCTACCACTCTCACATACTACTATAATAAAAGCGTTTCTTATGCACCTCTAAATCTTCGAGCATTTTGCATAGCATTTACATTTTGCTGTCCGAGAGATGGTTGTGGTCCTCTTTGTTGAACACTTGTTACCGGCGCACCAGTACCCGGTGAAGTTCTTCTTTCGGGTGCGGCAGGTCCACGATTGCGTATTCCTACACCTTGACCACCCGGTTGTGGAGGCGGCATTGGCATATTACCTTGTGGCATGCCCGGTGGCATACCTCTCATCATTGGTGCGCCCTGCATTGGCATACCACCCATCATACCCGGAGGCATACCACCCATCATACCCGGAGGCATTCTACCTCCACCCGGTGGCATCATTGGTGGTGCGCCACCCGGAGGTGGTGCGCCTTGTTGTTCTTCGGGTTTAGGTTTACGATAAACAAATTTAATATCATTACTAGTATCTCCATTAACTAGTTCCGGTACAAATCCTAATTGCGCCATTCTTTGTGCAACATTCAGTTCTTGCTCATCTCGGCGTAGTCTTGTAATTTCATCTTCTTCTTCGTTTGGATATAGAGTTAATTTCCAATCAAACACACCCATTTGCTTTAGAATTTTAGGAAACAAGACATCAGTATAAATTTTCTGTCCAAACTCTACTGCACGATTTGTAACAAGAATCTGTAAACCTTCATTGTTAAGTCCACCGGATTTACCGTTATCTACCATAAAAATACTTGATACACCAAAATAAGCGGCTATACGATTTCTTATTTCATCACGAACAGCGATATATTGCATTTCTTCTAATGTATCCATGAATTTGACCCAATTAACACCACCTCTACCAGTATTAGATTCTATACCAACTTTAGGTACATAATGGGGGTCTCTTTCCATTTTTTCATCTACTGACTTCCAAAATGATTTCATTGATTCAAGATTGTCAGTTGTAACAGAAATAATACCTTTAGGCATTCTACGCTTTTGATAAGCAGTATACATGTAGTTGTCCATCGCTGTTAAGGTCATGGCTTGTCGCCACATTGTATTTACAGGAGAACGACCATACAATTTAGATGGGTTGTATTTACTTACATGAAGAACTTCACCTTCAACAAAGTATTGAGTTTTACCACTACCTGCCATATTTACATAATGCACATCGTGTAAATCACTGCCACAAATTTCACATTTGTCATCTTCGGCATGAGTTTTAACTTGGTCACGATGAATCAAACAAGTTTTGTAACGACCACCTCTAACCCCTCTTTTATCAGCAACTATTCTCATAAATATAGGGTCACCTCTAATCATTTCCTTTACACGATAAAAGGCTACTTCTTTTGTTTCGGGGTCAATATAATATTCTTTTACAAATATCATAAACGCATCATCAACAATATTTAAGTCATTTTCAATTTCATGTAGTACATGTAAAAATTGCTGTTCCATACTGTTTTCTTGTTTAAGTAACCATTTAGCGTATACTAATTCCTCATTGTCCGGTCCTCTAACTTCTCCACCACATGATTCACAGACTTCTACATCATGACTGTATTCATCATCACATTCAACACATTTTTTATGAAATCTCTTTTCCCAATAATATCCTCTTCTAAACATTTCTTGTCTTAATTTAGAAAGAACTGTTCTAAGAATTAAACATTCTGTACTCACTGCATAGAGTGCAGGTATAGTAATACCTTGTGCCATAACAGGTTCTTGTATACCACTTGTCCAAAGCGGCATAGTTGGAGTTGGTGATGACTTACGCTTAAACGGTTTACTTAATGTCGTTAAAAAACGACTAATTCTACTTTCATCATCTGCCATTACAAACTCTCCGCATAACTACCTATTGTATCTGCATCCACTCCCCATTTACTCAAGAAACTATCGGCTTTTTTCTTGTCGTCTTTCCAATTATTAAATGTAACAACACGATACAATTCATCTTTCCTCATCTTATCTTTTTCATCTACAAAGGATAAAACAGCCTTTGCTTGCAACGATTTCATTTTTAAATGAGGAAGTATACCTTTTAATAATTGTCTTAAATCGTTTTTTGATGAGAATATGAGACGGTGTTGGCTTCTTACACTATTCTTGTGTATTCTTTGATTCAATACTAATCTTCCACAACCTAACGCTTTGTGTAATTCTTCGCATTGCATACGACCTCTATCACCTGTAGCAATAAATGTGGCTCTTGGTTCACCTCTTTCTGTTATGAAAATACTTCCATCTGCATCAAGAAAACCTGCGGCATAAGCCCAAATATCTTTAATAATTAATCCATGAGAATTAATTTTTACAAAGTCACCTCTACTACTACTTTTGTAAATATCTACTTCTTCACCATACATTTTGAGTAACATACCCACTTTTGTTGGTGTAACAGATTTAGAAATAGTACCAACACCTCTACGAACTAATTCTCTACTACTAAGTGGACCGGATTTAATTAATTCGTTAGATATAAATTCAAGTGTTTGTTTATCAGTTTTGGTTAAAGAATCAATTTGATGTAATGTGTTTGACCACATTTTACGAGCATCTTTTTTTAACTGTAAAGCATTAGCCCATTCTTTTTGTTCATCTACACCCCAATCTACTTTTTCATTTAATAAATTTAGTACAGTCATAGATTTAAGATATAATTGACATGCTTTTTGTAAAGAAGATGAACGGGATTCTCCGAATTTACGAAGTGCCTTTAGACTTCTATCATTAAGACCTATATTTTTTATTACATCTTCTAACCCTTCACTCCATGAAAGATTACCTATAGTAGCCTCTATTTCCATAGATTTAATTGTACGAATATCATCTATTATAGAATCAATACTTTCACGGTTATTTTTATCTAATCTACGCATTTTTCTACACATACGAATTATAGAGTTAGCATCTTTACCGTATGTACTTTCTAACCACCCGTCACCATTAGATGCAAAATTATACGATTTAATATCATCATTAGAAAACAAACTCGATGACTTTTCAATAGGGGCAGTATTAATTGTAAAATCGGGATGTTGTGATAGATTTGATAAAACACTCTTAGTTAAATCATCAGCAGGGTATATGCTTAAATCATACTCATCACCGAGTAAAGCACTCCCCCACATATTGACCACCTAATTGTCCTATTTATTTAATATATTCCATGCATCATCAAATGCTTTTTTCTTATCATCAACATCCATAGTCTTAGTGGGTGCTTTTGGAGGTTTACCTCCAACTGCAATTACTACTACCATGCCTTTCTTTTTCTTTTTATCTTCATCTTTCATTTTCTTCATCTCCTTTGTTTTCTTTTTTTGTTGTTCTATAAATGTACGATATATACCCGCTTCTTGCTTTTTACCCATTTCTCTTGCTCTTTGTTCCATAGCAATAGCCGCTTGAGTTTTATGAGCATGAGTTCTACTACTGTTTTTGATTTTGCTAACTGACTGTCTTGCTTTTTGTGGATTTTTAAATCCTAAATTATGTATAGTTCCTTTTGGGTTTTCATCAGTATACAAGTCGGAATGCTTCTTTGAACCCGCAGGTTGTCCTTTTTTACGAGGTATACGAGGTGCTTTTAATAATCTAAATGCGATTTCTATTGGATTGCCTTTGTAAGTATCAATAAATTCTTGAGGAAACTCATCTGTTTCAGTAATTTTTGGGATACTTTGCATATATCTTTCTCTTAGAGGTGCATACTTAGGATTAGTCATCATTTGCATAAGTTGATATTCTCCTTCCATTTCTAAAGCATCTTCATATTCATCACGATTTGGATATTCTTCACGAGAGTAAGGCATATTTAATTCAGCCAATTTATACGCCTCATCTTGTAAAGCCATTAACATGTTAAAATCACTCATAGGGTCAGTCAAGAAATCTTGCTTTACAATCGTAGGTTTACCACCTACTCCTTGTTTCTTACTACGCTTTCTTTTTGTAGCGGCTCTTTTTTCTCCTTCGGACATTGAGCCGGAAGTTTTTGGAGTTTTACTTGAAACCTTTACACTTGGTCTACACTTTGGATAACCTTTACTTCCTTTTTTAGCCTTTGACCGACCACAAGGAGGGTGAGAACCATCTTTATTTTTACGAGATACATCAACCCACTTTTCTTTGAACCATCGGTTCAAGTTCTTGCGGATTAACACTTTACTCATTCTACTCCCGCCCAAGCATCACATACATGGTCTGCACGACACATAAAATCATACCATTCACAATAACCTGTCATCGGGTCATCAGTTTTTGAAGAATCCCATGCTTTACAATTACCACATTTTTTAGAGCCTGTGGCCTTCCTATAGTTAGGTGCATCCTCTTTTCCTTTAAGAAAAGACCAAACTCTTACATTAGCAACATGGCTCATTTCTTCTTCCCCTTCTTCTTACCACGGAACTTACCACGACAGTATTGAACAGCCCATCCATTAGCATACGCTGATGGATAAACTTTGAATTTACGCTTTGCCGCCGCTTTACCTTCGGGGCATAGTTTCTTTTCTAAAAAATCAAACGCACTATCCATTCCAATACAATGTCCACATTCACAACTCACGGTATCACCCAATCATTCTTTCCATAATTTCTGTGTGGTTTCCCTGTTATCCACTCATCAAAGCCCGGTAGTACATCGTCAAGAAGCACTACTGAACCTTTGAATTCTTTTGTTCCCCAATTAGCCAAAGCCAAAGCCATAGCCAAGTCATCATGAGTTCCTACAGATTCTAGTTTGCCATTCTTCTGCATACCAAATCTGTTTAACTCGGATTCTAACTTGTGCGTAAATTCACGACTTCGTTCATCACCGTATGGAGTTTTTATTTGCCCTTGCTCAAACGCCATAAGAAGTGACATAAACATACTCTCTTTTCTTTGGCGTGTTGTCATAAATGTACGAATAGGAATATCCCCTCTCATATCTTGAAGTTCAGCCGCAAACATACGCTGAAAGTTGTTACCTTCAAGTTCAATCAAATCGGGTTGAAACCTGTTATTTAACAGTAAAATTTGTTTTTTCTGTGCCGCACCACCAAGACCCTTTTCGTGTACAATACCAACTATTTCTTTGATATTATCACCCGGTGGTGTCCTTAATACTAACATAGCAGTAAAGTCAGCGTTCTTATCCGAAGCGATAGCAGTATCCCATCCGATAAAGTGCTGTCCAAAGACACCTGCCGGATTTCCCTCTTCATCAAATTCAGTATCAGCCCTATCGAGTAATACTAACTCTTTATCACGAGCCGCCTCAAGTATAGTAGCGGGAAACATACTCGCTACATCGTGAATAGGTTCACACAGATACTCACGGCTAAATTGTATAGCGGGCATTGATAATCGCCTTTGTTCAAGTGCCTCAAGATTCCATCTTTCCGGCCAAAGGGCTACACCTTCTGCATTGATAGCGGGATATGTTTCAACGGTGAAAGTTTCCTTCTCTTCTAATTCAGCATACAAGTCATTGTAACTAAACGGTGTACCGACCATCATCAATCGTGCTGTGTGGTGGAGTACCGGAAGTAATACACCATAGAACCAATCGGCGGCTCTTTGTAACTCTCCACCTGTAGTACCCCACAAGATGTCATCACATACAACTACATCGGGGTGGAAACCACGAGTAGCACCACCAACCGACTTAGCCATGATACGGCTACCGTTGGTAAACTCGAAGTAAGATTTAGCCCACGGTCTACCTTGGTCGGGTTTTAGATGTCTAAGTATATCTGCACTTTCTATACTATTACGAATAAATCTCATGTGTTCAAGTGTCTGTTCTAATGAGTGAGAGAAAATCATGATGTGAGTACCGGGATTATAAGCGGCTATCCATAAAGCATACGACATAAACAAAGTAGATTTACCGTGGTCACGACTTGCTTTAACGCAATAGTATCTTTGACTCTTCAAACCTTCATCCCACATCTCATGATGTTTACTATAATGAAAACCAAGTATATCTGTGAAAAAGAACTTAAATGACTTTTCAGCCATCTTTCTATCCATATCTAAGATAAACTGTTCCATGTTTTCGCTCATCTTATCATCTCAATTTTAGTAAAGTGTATGCGGAGAATGTTCCTATTTCATGAGGTGACATCTTGTAAACTATATCAGCACCTAACTTTTCAGTAAGTGCAGTAACGAATGACTTATGAGGCATCAAAGTTGGATATGGTTGTCCGGTTGCAGGGTCAATTCTCGGTTGAGGTGGATTAGTCATATCAACCATTGGAA